CCCTTTTTTTTCAAAATCAGGAAATGGGCTTTCGAGGTCTTAAGCAATGGCGGGCAGACCACCGAAAGCTGCGGCGCTGCATCTGATCAAGGGTCGAGCCGGAGCCGCGGCGCGTGCGAAAGCAGAACCTGTGGCGCCGGGTCGATTGACGGATGCGCCGGAGTGGTTGTCCAGGACGCAGAAGGCACATTGGCGATACGCGATCGCCAACGCCCCATACGCGCTTCTTCGAAAAATCGACCGACAGTTGCTGGCAGTCTGGGCGGTCGCCATCGACACCCATCAGAAAGCGGCGCGCGCGTTGATGGACGGAGTGTTGCTCACGCAGAGTCCGAGCGGGCATTCACAAGCGCGTCCAGAAATCTCGATCATGAATCGGCAGGCATTTGTGATGATAAAAGCTGCGATCGAGCTCGGATTCACGCCGACGGCGCGCGCGCGGATTGGCATTGCGCAGGCGCGGACTCCGAGTGAAAGCGGCGAGGAAAACGACGACCCGGCAGAAGAATTCTTCCGCAGAGCCTGATGCAGTCGAGCGATATGCGCGCGCTGTCCTGGCGCTTGAAATCATGGCAGGCCCGTTGGTTCGGGCCGCGTGCGAGCGGCATCTTGACGACCTCGCAACTGGCGACGCCCGCGGCCTCGTCTGGGATCGTGGCAAGGCTGAGCGCGCCATCCGATTCTTCCCGTCCGTGCTGCGCTTGGCCGAGGGGCAGCACGCAGGAGAGCCGTTCAATCTGTCGTCATGGGAACAGTTCATCGTTGGTTCGCTGTTCGGATGGTGCGGCGCCGACGGGTTCAGGCGTTTCCGCAACGCCTACATCGAAATCGGCAAGGGCAACGGCAAATCTCCGCTGGCCGCTGGAATCGGCCTTTACATGCTCGTCGCCGACAAGGAAATGCGAGCTGAGGTCTACGCCGCAGCCACAACGCGCGAGCAGGCGCACATCCTCTTCGAGGATGCCGTATCGATGGTCCAGCAATCGCCGCATCTGGCCAAAAACATCGATCTATCCGGCAAGCGCAAAGTACTCAACCTCGCGCATCTGCGCACGGGCAGCTTTTTCCGCCCGATCAGTTCCGAGGGCCGCTCACTCGATGGCAAGCGCGTGCATTGCGCTCTTATCGACGAGCTGCACGAGCATGCGACTCCGGTCGTGGTCAACAAAATGCGAGCTGGCACCAAGGGCCGGCGTCAGGCGTTAATCGTGGAAATCACGAACAGCGGTGTGGACCTCACCTCGGTTTGCTACCAGCATCACGAGTATAGCGAACGGGTCGTACGCGGTTTGACGCCCGACGATGGCTGGTTCGCGTATGTTTGCGCGCACGATGAAGGCGAAGATCCATTCGAGGATCCTGGCTGCTGGCTGAAAAGCAATCCGAACCTTGGCATTTCGATCGGCCGCAAATATCTCGAGGAACAGGTGCGCGAGGCGGTCGGCATGCCGGCAAAGGCATCGCTCGCGCGCCGTTTGAACTTCTGCCAATGGGTTGGCGCCGAAAACCCTTGGATTGCCGGCCCGATCTGGCATGCCTGCCAGCACGCCATTCCGTGGGAGGAATTGCGCGGGCGTAAAGCGTTCGGCGCGATAGACCTTTCCGGAACGCGCGATCTGACTGCTTCGGCTCTTGCCTTTCCGCCCGATCTGGATCACCCGCAGTGGGCCGCCTGGATCCATTTCTGGACGCCCGAAGCGACGCTAGCGGAAAGATCGAAACGCGATGGCGTGCCGTACGACGTCTGGGTAAGGGATGGATTCATCACGGCGACGCCAGGGCGCAATGTCGGCTACGGATTCGTCGCGCAGTACCTCGCCGATATGCAGGTCGAGGTGCTCCTAGAGCAAGTGGCTTTCGATCCGTATCGGATCAAATATCTCGAGACGGAGCTCGACGAACTGAATGTCATCATCGAGCTCGTGCCGCACGGGCAGGGATTCTACAAGTCGAAAGAATCGCAGCTTTGGATGCCGCGCTCGCTTGAGCTGACCGAGGATTTGCTCAACAAGCAGCAGATCGAGGTCGCGCGCAATCCGGTGCTGACATGGAACGCGGCGTGCGCGGTGACCGAGCAGGATGCGAAGGAAAATATCATCCTGACGAAGCGGCGCAGCAAGGGGCGCATCGATGGCATGGTCGCTCTCGCGATGGCCGTCGGCCTGGCATTGCGAGACGTCGAATCGCAGCGCATGCCGGATGACTATGAGCTGCTGCTCGCTTGATGAACAGCCGAGTCTATGACGCAACGAATTTTGCGGGGCTTGTCTTGATCGGTGCCGGCGTGTGGATCATCTTCGGCGCCGGCCCCGCGCTCGTGGTTATCGGCGTAATCGCAATCGCGCTGAATCTCGTCAATGCATTTTTCGGTAGAAGGCGGCCCGGCTGATGTTCGTCTCGATCGGCGCCCAGAGCGGCGACCCAAGCGATGCGTACGACCGCTCGCCCTGGGGAAACTTCTACTTCGAACCGATTCCGTATCGCGGCGGCCTGTCGAATCTGAGCGGCGACGTCGCGCTGCAGCTGATCGCCGTTTACGCCTGCGTGCGGGTCATCGCCGAGACGATCGCCGCACTGCCGTTCGTGCTGTACCGCGAGGCCGCCGACGGCGCCAAGACGGCCGTGCGCGATCACTGGCTTTACAAGCTGATGAAGCGGCCGAACCGATTCCAGAGCGGTTTCGAATTCCGCGAAATGATGTCCGGGCACTGCGCGCTGCGCGGCAATGCGTTTGCCGTGATGTCTGGCAATTCGAGCGGCGTGGTCACCGAAATGATCCCGCTGCATCCGGATCGGGTTGGCATCGAAATGTTGAGCGACACGACCTGGCGCTACTGGATACGCAACCGGGACGGGTCGAGGACGCCAGTTCCGCAAGGCCAGATGTTCCACCTGCGCGGCCTGTCGCCCGATGGCGTACTCGGCTACAACCCGATCGCGCTGGCCCGCAAGACGATCGCGACCGGCATCGCGGCCCAGGACTACGGGATGCGATTTTTCCAGAATGACGCGCGCCCGGGCGGCTGGATCGAGCACCCGACCAATTTCAAGGATGACGAGGCGCGCAGGCAGTGGCGCGAGCGCTGGCAATCGCAGCAGACAGGAGAGAACCGCGGCAAAGTCGCCGTGCTCGAATACGGGTTGAAGTTCCATGAAGTTGGAATGCACAACGATGACGCGCAATTCATCGACACGCAAAAACTGTCAACTTCGCAGATCGCCTCGTTGTACCGCGTACCGCCGCACAAGATCGGGGACTTGGAGAAGGCGACATTTTCCAATATCGAGCAGCAATCGATCGATTTCGTCAACGATTGCCTCATGCCATGGCTGGTGCGCTGGGAGGAAGTGATTGAATGGAATTTCCTCGATCCGGAAGACGAAACTCTCGACGTCGAATTTCCGACCCGATCACTGTTGCGCGGTGACGCGGCGGCGCGGACCGCCTACTACCACGGCGGGATCCTCGACGGCTGGATGACGCGCAACGAGGCGCGCTTGCTCGAGAACATGAATCCGATCGATGGCCTCGATGAACCGTTGCGTCCACTGAACGAGGTGCCGAACGATCAGGAGCCGACCACGCCAACGGAGGGACTTCCGCCCGGGCCATCGCCCGCCCTGCCGCCGCCGAAGGAAACCCCGATCAACAAGCGTAAGCCGGCCAAGCCGCCCGCGAAACAGAGCGCTGATGCGCGGCTGCTCGCCCTGGCTGCAGCGAGCGCCGATCGGATCGCGCGTAAAGAGGAATCGATGCTGCGCAACCGGCCCGATGAGGAGCGGCCGGCGCTGTATGCCAAGCATGCGCAATTCGTCGCAAACGCTCTTTGCGTCCCGATGGTGCGGGCCGAGCGCTACTGCGTGGCGCAGCAGGAGTTTTTAGCGATGTCGCCGCATGTGACCGTCGATGAGTTCGTTGAGCTCGCCCGCTGCCGACTGGAACGCTTGGCGATCGGCATCGAATTTCAGGAGAGCGCCGCATGACCACCGCCTACTACGTGCTGCCAGAGCTGCGCAAATCGGTCCACGCCGGCGGCGGCTACCTGCAGGCCGATTCAAAGGGGCGCTTCGCGGTCACGGCGGGCTCGGCCGACGAGGCGTCGCTGATCCGCGACGGGGCCGTACCGATCAACGGCTCCGGACAAATCCTCGGGGATGCCCTCGCCAGTGCCGGCAGCGGC